CAAGAGACTGGGCAGTTGAGTAAAGTCAATGAAGCCAAAATAGAAGCGATAGTAAGTTCCCTAGCTGATCAAGCAGAGACAGCTAAAGAGTCTGATGAGAAACTACAGCAACTAATTGAAATTATGCTTCAAAGAGCTAATTAGGAGCATGAATAATGTGGGCGTACGCCCTAGTTGTAATACTCTCAACAGGGGACGAAGCACCTCGAGTTTACTATAAACATTTGGATCAGTGTAGGTGGCAGGCACAGGAACTAACAAGAGCATACAATAACTTTGTTCCAGCAAAATCAGCAGTATGCCATCCACACGTAGCAGGACCAGATGATGTTCTGATAGACTTAACACAGAACAAAACAAAGCAGGAGTTGGAGGCGTTGTTAAATAAATGATAAAAAAGTTTGAAGCAAAGAGTCGCTACGCACAATATGATGCTGATGGCGATGGAACAGTAACCGATCAAGAACTCTCAAGGGCCGGAGAAATGATTGAACTTGAACTAAGAGAAGAAAAAGCAGAAGCACAGAAAAAAATGGCGTGGGTAGCAATCATAGCAATGTGTGCATACCCACTAATATCGTTGGTCATACCAGAGAGTAAGTTAGAAACTTGGGGATCAATGAGTGATATGATATTTTTATCGCAGGCCTCTATAGTTGGTATGTACTTTGGAGCGCAGGCGTACATGGCTAGAAGATAGCCCCGATGACCTCGGTGACAACATATAGTAACCTCAAAAAGCTATAAAGGAGACTATTATGATAATCACTTATACATATCGTGGTATTACATACGTAAAAACGAGATAATAACAAATGGCAATTGAAATAAGTCGCAGTGATATAATAGGCGACTATGTATTAGACTTAAAATCTGAGGCACGCTTTCTTAAGCTTCCAATCGAGCCTTATTTAGACTTGTTGGAAATCAACCCACTACCATCCCAGGTAGCTATTATTAACGCAGTTAATAGTCCTAAGTATCGTTTTGTTTCTGCAGCGATCTCTCGAAGGCAAGGCAAGACATACATTGCAAATATAATTGGACAGTTGGTATCTCTCGTACCTAAATCCAATATTCTTATAATGTCACCTAACTATGCGCTGTCTCAGATTTCTTTTGACTTACAAAGACAACTTATAAAACATTTCGATTTAGAGGTACTAAGAGATAATGCAAAAGATAAAGTTATCGAACTTTCAAACAATTCTACGATTCGTATGGGGTCAATCAACCAGGTGGATTCCTGTGTTGGTCGGAGTTATGACCTTATTATTTTTGATGAAGCTGCTCTTGTGGATGGAAGGGACGCTTTCAATGTGGCTCTTAGACCTACTTTAGATAAAGACAATTCAAAAGCATTATTTATATCTACCCCCAGAGGTAGAAACAACTGGTTCAGTCAGTTTTGGAATAGAGGACATTCCGATGAGTTTCCCGAATGGTGTTCAGTACGGGCAACTTATAAAGATAATCCAAGGATGAGCGAGTCTGATATTGAAGAGGCTAGAAAAACAATGTCGGAAGCTGAATTTAGACAGGAATATGAAGCAGATTTTAACACATATGAAGGACAAGTTTGGAATTTTAATTTCGAAGAGTGCATACAAGATTTCTCTGAGTTTGATACTACATCAATGGATGTATTTGCTGGGCTTGACGTTGGCTATAAGGATCCTACTGCCTTTTGCGTAATTGCCTATGACTGGGATAAAGAAAAGTTTTATCTCGTAGATGAATACATGAATGCAGAGAGAACTACGGAGCAGCATGCAATAGAGATACAAAAACTAATTGATAAGTGGGATATTGATTATATTTATATAGATTCTGCAGCTCAGCAAACAAGATTCGATTTAGCACAAAATTATGATATATCTACTATCAACGCAAAAAAGTCTGTACTTGATGGAATAGCCCATGTTGCAGGAATTGTAGACAATGATAAGCTGTTTATGGACCAAAGATGTGCAGAGAGTCAGTATGCAATTGAAGCCTATCAATGGGACCCTAATCCAAATCTTATGAAGGAGCGTCCAAAACACGATCGTTCTTCTCATATGGCGGATGCTATGAGATATGCTTTATACTCATTTATAACTTCAAACACTTCGTTCTAATGATACCAGCTAAAAAATAGTATTTGACATGGTATCTCAAAGAGGGTATAATTCTTTTAATAGATGTAGTTATGGAACCAAAATGCCTAAGTTAAAACGCGATATAGTAAAGTATGTACGAGACAAGGCAAAATCACGCTATAAAAAGGGAACGGAATGCCATATCTGTGGAGCAAACACTCAATTAGACTTTCACCACTTCTATAGTTTAACAGGACTATTGAATAAATGGTTATTGGATAATAATTTAAATCCTCAGTATATACAAGCACTTCGGGAAGACTTTATAGAAGAACATGAAGCAGAGTTATATGTTCACGCAGTAACTTTATGCAGCATGCACCATAAGCAACTCCACTCAATTTATGGCAAAGAGCCTTCATTGGTAACGGCACATAAACAAATGAGATGGGTAGAGATACAAAGAGAAAAACATGGCCTGGTATCATAAACTATTTGGAACAGAAGAAAAGTTAAATCCTGCTCAATTTTTAGACGGAGGAGTAACAGAAAGCTCTAGAGAACATACTATTTCATATGAAAGAATGTATGAAGAGTTAGAGGTTGTAAATCGTGGCGTAAACATGATTGTGGATGATACTGCAGAAGTCCCTGCTCTTATAAGTCCATTTGATACTTTCCCAGGAATTGTAAAAGGCGTTAAGCGGGCAAAAGTAGACACTTTATTAAATAAGATTCCAAAT